TAACCAAAGACAAAGGATTCTAGACTTTGTAGAACAGAAAGGATTAAAGCTAGTAGAAATCTTTGAGGATGCTGGATTCTCAGCTAGGTCTACCAATAGACCTGCCTTCAAGAAGATGATGAAGTACATCAATGAGAACAAAGTAGACTCATTGATTGTATGGCACAGCAATCGTTTCGCTAGAAACCTCAGAGACTATGTTGTTAACTTGTACGAGATAGAAAGAAGAAAGGTTACCTTTCATTCTATTGAAGAGCCTGAATTCAGTGGATCATCAGGCAAGGCAATGAGAAACCTATTAGCCGTATTTGCTGAGTATCAATCTGATTTGACTGGTGAGCAGGTGCGTAGTGTAAAGAGCAACCTCAAAAAGAATAAAAAGGTTTATTGTGGCTTTGCTCCACTGGGATATACTCATAAGGATGGGTCTCTGAAAGTAAACGAGGAGGCCATGTCTGTAGTAACCAAGGTACATAGAATGTACAAGGATGGCCACAGCATGAATGTAATTGCCAATAGCTTGAACCAAGCAGGAATCAAAGGGAGCAAGGGGGGTAAGTTTTATAGAAGTACAATAAGAAAAATACTAAAGAATAATATTTATGGATTTGCTAAATGAAGAAAGAAACTACAATGGTATAATAGAATCCATTGAGGAGATTACGGGAGTATCTCGTGTCAATTTCGCTTACAAGAGAACTAGAAATCACGATGAGGTTCTGCTAAGAACAATCTTAATTGGAATGTGCAAGGATGAAATGTCTTGGACAATCACTAAGATTAGAGACAAGATTGGATTCAGGAATCATACAACTATCCTGTATGCACTGAGAAAAATTAAAACATGGAGGGAAATGCCTCACATGTACAAAAGAGAAATCAATCTACTCAAACTAGTTAAGAACAAGTATGGACAAAAATACGCAGAAATTACTGGAAATGCTTTTTCATAAGGTATACGGTGAAATACCTGAGGAAGCACAGCCTCTATTCAGAACTAATCGCTTTACTCCTCCCTCTGTAAAAGAGATAGAAGAGTATCTAATAGAGAAAAAGGTTCTGAGTCCCAAAGAGAATGCTCAGAAATTCTATAACTTCTACGATGCTAAGGGATGGATGATAGGTAAGAACAAGATGAGAAACTGGAAGAGTGCTATTAATACGTGGGACTTTCCAAAGAAAGGATTGGTCATATGAGAAAAGCATTTGAGGCTATTAGATCCATCATCCTTTTGCTTACATTTGCAGGCATTGCTATTTACTCTTTTTTGAAATTTAACTTTTTATTAGAATGAACGTACAAGAATTACAGGCGCATGGTATAAATACTAGGGGCAAAGAAGCTGGTCAGGTGAAAACTAGGTGTCCAAAATGCTCTGATGAGCGTAAGAAAAAGAATGATCCATCCTTATCTGTAGATATAGATGAGGGAGTGTGGAACTGCCACCATTGTGGATGGTCTGGATCTATACATCAGTATAAGAGACCGGAGCCTAGACCTCATGTCAAGAGTGAAGGAATCTTCAAGTACTTTACCGATAGGGCGATTAAGAGAGAAACAGTCGATGCCTTTAAGATAAGTCAAGGCACAGAGTGGATGCCTCAAGATCAAAAAGAGCATGCCGTAGTTTGTTTTAACTATTACGAAGATGGTCAGCTAATAAACATTAAGTTCAAGACATCTGATAAGAAGTTCAAGATGGTCAAGGATGCTAAGAAGATTCCTTATAATATAGACTCTATCAAGGATAGCGACAAGGTTATTATCTGTGAGGGAGAAGAGGAGACTATGTGCTGGCATCAAGCAGGATTCCCCTTTGCTGTGTCTGTACCTAATGGAGCCAGTAAGACTAATAATAATCTTGATTGGCTTAACAATTGTTATGATAAGTTCTTAGATAAAACCATTTACTTAGCCACAGACAATGATGAGCCGGGCAAGAAGCTAGCACAAGATATATCTAGGCGTTTTGATACGGAGGACATACGACTAATCAAGTTTCCAGAAGGACAAAAAGATGCTAATGATTGTTTAAAGGCTGTGGGTGCTGAGTGCCTTAAGGCAATATTCAATTCAGCCCAGCATTTACCAATGGCTGAGATATCTACAACTTCTGAGTATAAGGATACCGTTCTATCGTATCATTCCGATGGATACCCAACAGGTGAAAAGGTAGAAATGAATCTAACGGATAAGCACTTGTCTTGGGCTAGAGGTGAGTTGGTTGTAGTCACAGGTATACCCGGATCAGGTAAGAGTACGTGGCTAGACTATATGTATGCTCGTCTATCATTTATTAAGAAGTGGAAGTTTGGAATATTTTCTCCTGAGAACATTGCACCACTGAAGATAACAAGACTATCTGAACAGATATTGGGAAAGGCAATGGGTCTCATGACAAAGGCAGAACTAAACTTTGCTATAGAGCAGATTAATAATCACTTTTACTTTTACAATACAGAAGAGATGGAGGATTACTCAATAGAATCTATTCTATCCCTAGCTAAGAATATGGTAAGAAGATATGGTATAGATTGCTTATGCCTAGATCCATTCAATTACATTGAGTCTAAGAGAAGCAAAGACGAGAGCAGTAATGAGAGCATAGGTAACTTACTTAGGGAGCTGAAGAGATTTGCAGTTAAGAACAATGTGAACGTCACCTTAGTTGCTCACCCAAGAAAGATGGAAAAGAATAGCGGATCATATTCTGTGCCTAGACTCTACGATATTAGTGGGTCTCATCACTTTTTTAATGTACCTGATGTGGGCATAGCTGTACATCGTAATTATGTAGATGGAGAGAATGATCCAGTAGAGGTTCACATTCAGAAAGTGAAGTATCACTTCAGAGGTAAGTTAGGTATGGTTGAGTATAGATTTGACCCACCTACAGGTAGATATTCTGAGTCCGGCTTTTTTAAACCCTTGGTAGATTATGTTGAAGAGACTACTGGTGATATGTTCGGCTCACTATAAGAGAGGGGAGAAAATAAAGTATTTCAATATGTCTCCTCCTGTGTATGAGACAGTGACTAAGATTAAGAAAGAAAATTTATTCACCTATAGAGATCAGGTGATACCCATTGTTTGTGAGGGATGGCAAAGTATAGATGGTGTTTGGTTTCACCCATTTACCACGACAGAGGGTAATATAATATCTATAGAAATGACCTACGCTATATATGATTGACGATCGTGTAAATATCAAAAGGATACTGATGAATCTAAGATGGGAGATATTAAACTTTGGTATCCTTTTAACCCCGACTAGGAGATATACCAATAATGAATGTTTTATACCATCATTCAGTAGCCGGGTGTATATATACTACAAGGAGGATAATATATATATCAAGATTAATAAGCATATATATAAGATGCCAGCTGAGTTTGATGAGGGAAAGATATCTGAAAAGATAATAGATGCTGCTGTAGGCATCATTAGATACCATAAAGCAGATAGCCGCATTAAATTTTAACGTCCTGCCACACCTTAACGTACCTACCATTGACCAGCTTTAAAATTGGTATCTTCTTGGTAGTGGGTCTTACAAAGTTCTCATTTATTTTATGCCTCTCAATAATATTTCTGTGTAGAATCTCACAGGCAATCATAGCATCTATGTAGTCAGTATTGTCTACTAAGTAATTTTTAGCCTCATCTATGATGTCCAAAAAGTATATTTCCTCTGCATAGTGGCTCAGGTAATCTACTATGTAGTAATTACCTCTTTCTGTGGTGTGATCGTTCTTATAGTATCCATAAGAGCCATCCTTCTTCATATTACCCTTAAATAATACCATGGGCTTCTTAGCTAGTAGATTCATGTATCCCATGTTCTTATACTTCTCTAGAACTACACCTCCTCTATTTACCTCTAGCATTGCCTTAGCATCATTGTAATACCTTTGTAGCATTATCATCTTTTCTACAATGTATTCTGGATCTGAGTCCCGTTCAGCATACAATGCTACATATCTATTCAAGTCAATATCCTTAATAACCAGAGCTTGTCTGGATCCATCTCCCATATTTTTGCTTACAAATGGGATGGGGTCAATACCTGCTATGTAGGTATGACCAGGTTCTGGATCCTCCAGAATCATAACATTGCTTTTAGTATTTCTTCTCTTTTTTATATCGCCTTCTGGGGATAAATATAGATCTACCTTTTGTACAGGAGGCTGGCTACCTAGTATAATTCTTTCCTGTGCCTGTATCTTTTCCAGTACATGCTTAGGCAGGTTACCCTTAGCATTGGCAGAGAATACCTCTTGAATATCTAGAGGATACTGCTTGATAAATACTTCTAAGGCACTCTTATCGTCTGCTTGATCTAGCTTCTCTCTGGTTCTAAGTATCCATTCTGTAGCCGCTTTCTCATCGCTGTGACCATTAGGACAGAAGTTTAAGAACTCACCCGGTATCTCATTGCCTTTATCGTCCAGTTTAGGAGCTGATGAAATACCTTTCCAGCCCGGTACAAATACAGTAATGAGCTTTAATATCTCAGCATCTCTCCATAATGCAGAACCTTTCTTCTGACCAGCAACGGAACTCTCACCGGCACTTCCTCCTAATACAATAGGAGCTAGCTTGGTAAAACCACTCTTTACAGATGCCTGAGCTGAACGTAAAACTTTATCAGCATGTGGATGCAAGAAGAACTCATCAATAAATACGTGCATGGCACGATATGCCTCAAATGCCTGTGGGTTATCTACTGTCTCACGGGCTACAATCTTGGAATCCAATCCCTCAATTGTTCCATCTCCTACAGATCTACCCATATGAAGATATCCCCACTGTCTAGTAGACACTACACCAGGCCTGAAATCCTTGTCAAGTCCATCAAATGCAACACGCATCTTTTCCTTGTACATCTCTTCCAGCCTTGTTTTATCGGCAGAAGTCAATAGAGTTGTTGATCCAGGATTAGTTAGTGAT